ACACAGTAATCGACTTTCGTCGTTAGAAAGCCCCGGCGTAAAATCCCGGGGTTTTTCTTTGGCCGCATTGTGCGTACATAACTATATGCTACATGAGATTCTCTTGCACCACCTTGTTTGACATCACAGTTACCGGTATCACTGGACACTACAAGCCCGCACGAGTGCCGTTCCTGGACAGGGCCAACAATCGGATAGAAGATCAAGCTGCTTGGACCCGTGCCAGGAATCAACAACGCAACTGGGAAACCATCAATCAGATCATAGGCCTACGTACCCAGATCACAGACTCCACTCTGCCGTCGCGGTCCGGACTATCGTGGACGTTTGAATTTGAAACCGAGACTCCGGGTGTGTACGGAACTGATGATGACCCAGTCTCTATACTGCTCAGCGATGCCCAAGGCGTGCCCATGATCGTGGATCTAGACAATCGTTCTGATTTGCCGGCCATGATGATAGTGTCTGGTCCGTCTCAAAATATCTGGTTTGCGCCTGCAGAGCTAAATATATCATGAGCTCAACTACTGACATAGAGAAAAAAAGCCTCGAAGCACATGTGGAACTGTGTGCCGAGCGATATAATGCACTGGAAACACGCATAGATAATGTGGACGAAAAGATCTCCACTCTCAGTCTCATGGTAGAAAAAGTACATGTAATGTTGCAAAAAATGTCAACCAAGCGCAACGATCAACTCATCACCTGGGGAGCAGGTCTGATTGGTGTATTGCTCAGCATCATTGGTTGGTTAATCTCACACTACGCGGTAAAATGAACATAGATCAACAGATTGAACGGTCTCTTGCGACTGAATTTCCTAAATTATTAAAATTGTTTGTGTGTAAAACAGACAGCGGCGAATACGAAGCATTTGGCAAATACCGTATAGTGCCCGAAAAACCTGGCTATCGAGTATTTTGTTCGGCCACTGACGTGGGTGTGTTTGCCAACACACGCAATGCCATCAGTTGGTGTGTGGCCGACAAATATCGTTGCTACGATCTGGCACGTGATCTGCTGTGGTTGGATCAAAAACTCACAGCCATCACCGATGATATCACGGTGCGTGCAGCAGTAGGCGATCGCAGTTCCGACCCGCAATTTCGAGAAGATATAACCATCAAGCTGGAAGGCAAGATCATCATGAAAAAACAGCTGGAACTTCAATTGATCAATTGTGTCGAAAAGGCTAAATATTATCAACAACGAGGATTCGATAATGAAACTGCAAGAACTATCCGCAAGCCCAACAAAACAAGCCGCAAAGGTATTTGAAAGCTATTTTGGTGGTCGCGTGCGACCCGGCAACATGACCAAGAGTCAGGCACGCAATCTGCTACAACGTGTGCGTGGTCTGGTGCAAGAACACCGTGCTACTCCAGATTTTCATCACAGCGAACGCGATCCGGCTTATCTCAAGTTGATCATGATGGAACAGGTATTGAGCTCGCGTCTCAAAGAAGACATGATGCCGCCTCCAACACAGACACAGACACAGAGCCCGGCACAAGCAGCAGCCATGGCTGCACAAAATCTTTCTCAGAAGAAAAAAGCCGACCAAGATCAGCTCAAACAGATCGATGACCAGATACGTGCATTGCAAGCACAACGTAGCCAGATACAACAGCAAATGAATTCGCCAACCATGGAAAATCGTGGTAGACGCAATAGCCTGTATCGTCGCTTGAGCGAAAGCGAAATACAGCAGGCACAAGTGGTTTTGGCTGCGCAGGACATGGTAGATCGTGTACAAAAGATACTGGAAGACGTGACCAGCATGCAGTTCAAAGATTTGCCAGCTTTGGCAGATCAGATCAAGAACGAAGTTGGCGCACAACAGGCCGCACAGTTCAACCAAGATGCCTCAGCTGCCTTGGGTGGCCTGGTACAAAACCTACAGGCCAGCAAACAGCAACTGGAACAGGCCCTGAGTGTGGTAACCGGACAAGATGCCGGCATGCCTCCGGCCATGGGTGCAGTGGACAGTGAACAGCCCGCGATGGGCGAACCTGAACCAGCACCTGATGCTGGCAACAGTGATCTAGAAGCCGACATGGATCTGGACTCCAATCTAGGCTCGCCTCCGGCTGCACTGGGTCGTGGTCGCAGATAATGCGCATGAGAGAAATATTTGAGGGCAACGACGTCAGCTCTCAAAAACTACTGGCCTTGAGTCAGTTCTTGGCTGGTCGAGCCAACGATCAAAATGCCCAAAAACAGATCAGCACTGACGCTTTTATCCAGGCTGCCAAAAGTCTAGGAGTAGAACTCAATGCCAACAATCTTTCTGATTACCTGCAACAAGAACCGCTCAAGGACATACTTGAGCCCATGGATCCGGGGTCGGATGTGATACGTTTTGTTGGCAACCCTGCCGGTGGAGATGTGGGCATGCCGGTAGACCAGGCCCGAGCCGTGGTAGACAAAAACGCCAAGGCAGCTCTAAAAAGACGCACCTAAATGGTTGACAATCTGTTATAAGTATACTACACTTATACACTAGGAGTTGACCATGAAAAAACTTATTGCAACAGGTATTCTAACACTCGCTGTGACCAGTTCACTACCAGCTGAAGCACATTGGCGCAACGGTTGTTGCTATCGCGGTTACAGTGGCTGGGTGGCGCCGGCCTTGATTGGTGGTGTGATCGGTTACGAACTGTCGAGACCCTATTACTATGCTCCGCCGCCAGTGGTACTAGTTCAACCGCCGGTAGTGGTTCAACAACCGACTCCGGTTGATCCCCCAGGATATCATTGGCAACAGATGACAGATCCACAAACTGGCCAAAGCAAAATGGCCTTGATACCAAACTAAAGGAAATTATGAAATCGTTATTGTTAGCATTATTAGTAGTAACAGGGGCCGCACAAGCTTCTAACAACTGGACCGGACTAGCTGGTCCAGTGACCAATTCCACTGGATTATGCTGGAGAAACAGTGCATGGACACCGGCCACAGCCGAAACCAACTGCGACGGAGCCACACAGCCAGCGATCACAAAATCTGCCGAGCCTGTTGTTGTGCCCAAAGTTGAAAAATCAGTCGCAATCGTGCAATTGCCTCCAGTGACATATTTGGCACAGTCCTTGTTCGATTTTGACCGTGCCGTGATCAAACCACAAGGTCTTCACACTCTTGATCAATTGGTAAAACGGTTAAAATCGGTCCATGTTGACAGCGTGATCGTGGTGGGACACACCGACAGTGTGGGCACCGATGCTTACAACATGCGATTGGGGCAACGACGAGCTCGAGCAGTGGCTGATTATCTGATCGGGCAAGGCATAGAGGCCAATCGTGTGTTTGCTGACAGCAAAGGCGAACGCGAGCCAGCTAGCACCAACAGCACAGCATATGGTCGTTCCATGAATCGACGAGTGGTTGTAGAAGTCTACGGAACAGCCGACTGATGGCCTATTCAGAAAAGTTACTCGATCATTATGAGAATCCACGCAATGTGGGTTCTTTTGCCAAAGACGAGGAAGGCATAGGCACCTGAATTAAAAAACGTGTATAATCTTAATATAGGCATTTATAAATGACCACATACAGGTACTCCAAGACTAAATACTTATATGAAAAGCAAGTATGGTTTAATTAAAAAATGTCTTCATTGTAACCAAGATTTTGAAACAAAACCTAGATACTTAGAGTATTGTTCAACTCCTTGTAAAAATCCAATCAATCGTCCTGGAAACACTGCTTGGAATAAAGGTATTAAACTTACTAACGAACAAAAGTCTAAATTAAATATCGAAGGTCTTAAAAAAGGACACGGTTGGAATAAAGGTTTACCAAACAAAAGACAGAGTCAAAAATGGAAAGAAAATAATCCTAATGCAGACGGCAAATTAAATAATCTAAGAACTAAAAAACCTTGTAACGATGCTCTCAAACTTTATCGAGGAAAAGTTCGTTATGCTACATATAGAACTATTAAAGAAATGAAAGTTAATAATGAGTGGGTTCCTGTGTTTGGCAAATATAAACATAGTTGGCAAATAGATCATATCATTCCTATAGTTCAAGGGTTTGAATTGGGAATAGATCCCTATTTACTTGGTAGTAAAAAAAATATACAATTTATTAAAGGTGAAGAAAACAGATCCAAGTGGGATAGTTTTCAAACTAACGATGTAATAGAGTCAATAACAGGAGAAACATATGGCTTATAGTGATGCTGTTTTGGATCATTACGAAAATCCAAGAAATGTGGGATCGTTTAAGAAGGGTGACGAGGGTGTTGGAGTTGGACTTGTGGGGGCACCTAGTTGTGGAGATGTTTTACAGTTAAGTATAAAGGTAAATGATGTTGGAATTATTACAGACGCCCGGTTTAAAACTTACGGCTGTTTAACTAGTAATGCTCCTGTTAATACTCCAACCTGCATTAAAAAAATAAAAGATTTAAAAATCGGCGACGAGGTGTTGGCCTGGAACGGTGAAAAAATTGTTAATCAAAAAATACAAAATATAATTAAACATTCGGTTGATGTTGATGAGTTGTTGATTATTACTTTTAAACGCGAGACGAGTAGAAAAAATACCAATCCTGGCACCTTCTCATTAATTTGCACAAAAGAACATATATTTTGGAATGCCGATAATACACCAGTAGAAGCACAACAACTACAAGTAGGTCAAGAGTTGTATGAAATAACCGAACACGAGTTACGAATTCTTACAAATAATAGACATCGCACAGAACTCAAACAAAAAAATAGCAATAGAATGAAAGAATGGAATCAAATTTTTGATCATTCAGTATTACCACAAAATCAATCCGGGTATGTGTGTAAAGATTTAGAAACCAAAAAGAAAAAATCTAGGATTGCTTCTTTAAAAAATTGGAAAGATTCTGATTATGTCAAAAAATGGCAACAGGGAATGGCACGAAGAGATTGGTCTAAACCTACTAGTATTGAACAAAAATATATTGATTTATTTGAAGAAAACAATGTAGCAATAAAATGGAGTGCTGGAAAGATATGGATTCAAACTGATGCAGGACCAGCAAGCCCAGATTTTATTGTTCCTGGTAAGAAAAAATGCATAGAAGTGTATACAAAGCGTATGCCCAAATTCATGCAAGATAGGTCAGAAGAATCAAATTATGTAGTGAATCGTCGCAAACAGTTGGCCACAGCCGGCTACGATTCATTATTTTTAGCAATAGAAGATATTGATAAATCATTGTCAGAAGTGCAAAATTTCATTCATAACGGAATGAAAATTGTAGATGTTTCACCAATTACTCATTTAAATCAGTTACGCGGTTGTGAAAGAGATGGAAAATCAGTTGTGGTATATGATTTAAAATTAGAGGGTGGAGCTCATGTGTTTTTCTCTAACAGAGTTGGGTCACATAATTGTGGATCGGCTATTGCATCATCCAGTCTTATCACTGAATGGGTCAAAGGGAAAACACTGGACGAAGCAGGAAGCATTAAGAACAGCCAAATTGCTGAAGAGTTGGCGCTCCCGCCCGTCAAAATACATTGTAGCATATTGGCAGAATCCGCCATTACAGCGGCAATTGACGACTATAAGAAAAGACATAACCTAACATAGAACAAATAACTTTGCTAAATAAAGTTATGAATAGGTGTAAATGTGGTTGTGGAATATCACTTAGAAAAGATAATAGAACTGGATACCAAAAAGGTCATAAACCATGCCCTATTTGCGGTACACTGATAAAGGGCTCAAGTATAGAGTGCTGTTCAAAATCTTGCTCTGCTAAACTACACTGGCAAAGAAATCCAGATATGGCAGAATCTAGAACCTGGAATGCTGAACGATATGCTACTAGAGAACAGAATAGAGATACTTGGGTTAAAAACTTGTCAAATGCTTGCAAAGGTAGAACTCCTTGGAATAAAGATACGCAAGGATTACAAGTAGCGTGGAATAAAGGGTTACCTGGTAATTTTAAGGGAAAGAGGCACAGTTCTGATTATATTGAAAAAGTTAAAAAGACCAATCTTGAAAGATATGGTGTAGAAAATGTTGGACATTTTGCTAAAACTTCTCCTCGTAGTAAAAAAGAAAAATCTCTAGAAACAATTTTAATTGATTATGAGATCAATGTTAAAATTGGAAAATACAAACCAGATTATGTGAATGAATCAACTAAACACATAATAGAAATTTATGGTGATTACTGGCATTGTAATCCAAAATTATTCAATAAAGATTTTTATCATCCTCAGCTGAAAAAGACAGCCGAAGAAAAATGGTTATTAGATTTAACTAGACAACAGTATTTTGAATCTTTAGGATACACAGTAGAAATAATATGGGAAAGCGAATTAGATGATTACCGTAACCGACACGGCCAGTAAAAAGATTGCGCAGAATCTCCAACGCCGCGGACACGGTGTGGGTATCCGAGTGGGTGTGCGCACCACTGGGTGTTCGGGCTTGGCCTATGTGTTGGAATATATAGATGACATAACCAAGACTTCTGGGGCCATCGATCATGCTCATGACGATTTTGTCATAAGAATAGACCAACGTGATATTGCCTATCTCGAAGGCATGACCATAGACTATGTGCGTCAAGGACTCAACGAAGGATTTGAATTCGTGAATCCCAACGAACGGGATCGTTGCGGGTGTGGAGAAAGTTTTCGCGTATGAAAATCTGCATAGTAGGATTTCCTAGATCTAGAAGTAGTCTTCTTTTAGAAGCTATCGGAAATCATCATGGAATACCTATTTTGGGTCAAGACTTGGAACAGATTGTTAGCTTACCTAACATAGCCCCACACTCTGAGCAGTACATGAAATTGCTGGCTGGAATACTAACCAAACCGGTTGGAGTAATAAGATTACATCCTGCTCAGCTTGCATACAAAAAAATCATCTGCGAATTTGACCTGTTTAATTTTGAACAGTACACCCACATCTATCTAACTGCTAGACGGTGTATAGCAGATGCAATCAGCAGCAATTTGGTAGCCCGCCATCTAAATATGTGGAACTACAATCAAGATAATCCGTCTCTCGAATTTGTGGAGCCTATCGAACTAACCGAGCAATATCACAAAGATGTAAAACATTATGTGTATAGCGAGCATATTATGGCCGAATTACAATCGTATTTCTTGAATAAAAATATTAAATTCACACAGTTATACTATGAGGATATTCCAGAATTTGTTAGAGACAATCTTGGAAATACCGATGTGTCTCATGTGAAGACCAATTATCAATACAGTACCATAATTAAAAACTACAATAGCATAATGCAGTTATACCATATCTACAAAGAACAGTTACAACAGTTGACATTGACGCAGTGATAGTGTTATAATAACACAATGTACAATCCTCGATTCAATTACCAACCCATACCCAGAGAAACTGTGGATGGTCGACGCTTGTATGCCACACCCGATGGCGGTCGACTGCCCAGCGTGACTACCATACTGGAGGCCACCAAACCTGAAGAGAAACGCCAGGCATTGCAAAACTGGCGCAATCGTGTGGGGCATACACAGGCACAGGCCATCACGACTGAAGCGGCCAATAGAGGCACCAGGATGCACAAGTATCTGGAAGATTATACAAAAACAGGTGCCATTGCTGATCCTGGATCCAATCCTTATAGCCAACAAAGCCATACCATGGCACAGACTATTATAACAAACGGTCTGTGCCACGTGAGCGAGGTCTGGGGCTATGAGGTTCCGCTGTATTTTCCTGGCATCTATGCCGGAACCACGGATGCCGCTGGTCTACATCTGTATCAACCGAGCATTCTGGATTACAAGCAGACCAACAAGCCCAAACGACGTGAGTGGATTGAGGACTATTTCTTGCAACTGTGTGCCTACGCCGAAGCGCACAATGCAGTACATGGCACCGACATACAAAAAGGTGTGGTACTCATGTGTGTCAAACCCGAGATGGATGACCAAGGTAACTTGATCACTCAGCCGCAATATCAAGAATTTGTCATTGAGGGCGCCGAGTTTGAACTGTATCGCCAGCTATGGTGGCACAGGGTTGAACAGTACTATCTAGCGAATCACTGATTGACTGGGACACCGCCCAGCACTTCGTTGCCGTCAGCATCGATGTCATTGGGTATGTCGATCTGATTGCCGCCTCGGCTGGCCACGATTCCGGCACCTACCAGTTGTTGCATCAAAAAATGCACTTTCATTTCTAGAGTTCTCATCGCTGAATCTGGATCGATTCTTTCATCTCTTTCCCAATAGCCTGCCATACTGTCTCCTGTTTTGTCAGGATATTTAGCCCAAACTAAATACATCATAGACACAGAGGACAACAAATGGCCATAGTACAGATCAGTCAGATCACCAATCGAAAAGGTTTACAATCAGAATTGCCGCAACTGGCTGGTGCCGAGTTTGGATGGAGCAC